AACGAAATTAGAAATGAGTTAACGGTCACACGTACACCTATTTTTACACCGTTCCTGCCCAACATAGCCAACTTGTCAGCCCACTGCTGGGGTTAAACAGCACTGAGGCGGCTATGGTCACTTTTCCGTAGGCAGCTGACCGCAAGCTGTTAAGGAACGGATCGCGGCGGCCACTCCCTTGCCGAAACTCAAAAGGGAGATATCTACATAGAGGGCAGCTGTCGCGAACCGGTGGTGCGAGGAGTGGATAGCTGCCTTCTTATAGGTATAACCTTTAAACGTACCATGCCCCACTGGGGCGGTCAATGGAAATAGGTTCCAGCCGCCAAGACGGTTTATGCAGGAATTTTGGGAAATGGATGCGAACACCGGCCACAAAAAGGCTGATTTACCGCCAATGTATAGAAAAATTCATAATCGTATTTTTTGATAACCGCGAAAACGTTGATTTGGCGGGCTTTTGGCGTGGGTAAAAAGTGCGTAAAAACTTTATTTTACGTAATTATATGGAATTTTTATGCAAAAAAGCTGCATATTGCCGTTTGAAAAGCAGGGAAACTTACACCTCACATTATGCAAGGCTGACAGCGGGCTTTCCGACCCGCTCCCTTGCCCCTGCCTTTGAAATGGTGATAGGAGGATGCTGGATGGATAAACAAAAGGTTCTGCTCAAGATGGATTTACGCATGGCCTGGCTGGAGGAAATGGCAGCACGCGATTACGACGGCGGCTTGCACAATTGGATAGCCATGTACCGCGAGATCAAATATTGGAAGGAAGCAATCGAAAGGGGGGAGTTCGATGGCAAGTAAGTATAGGAAAAAACCCGTAGTAATTGAAGCACTCCAATGGACCGGCGACAATTGGCTGGAAATGGATGCGTTCCTGACGGCCCATCATTCGACGTTCCCAAAGGACGGCTTCCTTATCATCCACACATTGGAAGGTCCCATGAGGGCGGATAATGGCGACTACATCATTAAGGGCATCCAGGGTGAGTTCTACCCTTGCAAGCCGACCATATTCGAATCGACATACGATAAGGTGGCGGAAGAATGAATAAGCTGGTGGAGATTGACGGAGAACTGACCGCCATAATCGACGGCGTGGAATATCAAATAGGAGACGACGTTTCCTATATGGACCTTCATTGGTCCAGCGACTGGAACGGCGACGAGGTGGGTTACGATGATATCCCTGTTGTCGGCCTCTATTCCTTTAAAGGAACCGAAATCTACATATACCTCAACACGGAGGACGGAACCATCCTGGACATGTGGGAGGATGAGGACGAATGAAGTATACCTTCCATTTAGATGCGCCGAGGAAAAACTGGGCTAAACCGATTCAGTACGCCATCAACGAAAAAGGCTGCTGGCATTGTGTCAGCCATACGGGAATCCAAAGCGGGTATGTCCAGGTAAGGATAGAAGGAAAACTGGAACTCCTGCACCGCCTTTCTTACGAGCAGCACAAAGGCCCCATACCGAAAGGAATGGAAATCTTGCACTCCTGCGACAATCCAAAGTGTTTCAACCCGGAACACCTGGAATATGGCACAAAGCAGGAAAATCTGAAGGACCGCGACCTAAAAGGGCGGCAAGCCAAAGGAGAGCAGAATGGACGCGCCAAGCTAAAGACGCATGAAGTCAGGCAAATAAGGAAAGATCGGCGTTCCAACAGAATGATAGCGCTGGAGTACGGCGTGACTGCTCTAACTATTAGAAGGGTGAAATCTCTAAAGACGTGGGTCCACCTAAAGGAGGAAGCGGAATGACCTTCCAAGCGGCGTATTCCTATATAAAGAGAGGCCATGACATCAAGCTGCCGGAATGGGGCGGGTTTTGGACCTGGAACAAGGAACAGGGCACCATCATGATACATACACGGCACGGCGAAGTGCTGGACATTCGCGAGACAAAGGACCTCGACTATACCATCGGTTTCCTTTTTCGGAATGACTGGCAGCTCGTGGAAAGGAAGGAACTCTAATGACCTTTCTTGATGCCGTGGAACACCTAAAAGAAAAAAACCGAGTGAAACGCGCCCACTGGACCGAGGACTACCTGGAACTGTTGGCCGGTTCGTTCCTTCACTATTCAAAAAAGGATGCTGCCGTGTGGGAAACCATGCTGGAGGACGTTCGTGCTGACGATTGGGAGGTAATACCATGGATGTAACCCTGTACCCCATCTACCAAAAAGCCCGTGACCTGTTTGAGAGGACCCAGGAACAGCAGATCGTCAAGGGGCTTCATAAATACGAAGGGCCGTTGAATCCGGCCGAGTGGACGGCCATGGAACTGATTGACCATGCGATGCAGGAATTGGTCGATGGTGTCCATTACTTGACCGCTTTAAAGGAAAAGGCGGCGACCCTGGAAACCGATAAACAGCTGTTTGAGGCAAAGCTCATTATCAGCGAGTGGAAAGCGGAGAAATTGCGGCTGGAAAACGAACAGCTAAAAGAGGAAAACAAGCGGATGATACAGCGGTACAACGTCCTGTAAACGGAAAAAACCGCCTGTTTCCGCAGACGGCTTCCTTGGTATTTGTCTCGAATAGGTATTAAAACCAACTAGACACTGACCTAGACTAGATAGAGTTACTTCTATTCTACTAGCGTGGGAATAGTCCGTAAATAGATTGGCAGCAAGTGAGATAAAAAGACAAAAAAAGAGAGAACGGGGTAGAATCGTTCTCTTTTCAACAGGGATAGTTATTTACAAAGATTTATAGATAGTATAACCGTTATAAACAGTTCTGTCTATGACAAAGTATGGAAAGGAGGGTCCGCATGTCGCAGATCAACTTTAAATGGAAACAGCAAGCCCGCCAAATGACGTTTCTGCGTGCAGCGGGCCTTTCTTATGCCTTAGAGGGTGGTACTCCCCAGCCTGCCAAAGCCAAGGTTATTGCCTATGGCGGCGCCGCTGGGGGAGGTTAGGTAAGAGTGATGCTCTTATCATGGGTGCGATTATTGCGTGTCTCACGTATGAAGGGATTGCCGTGGGCTATTTCCGCCGCAAGTTCACGCAATTGGAGGGTGCCGGTGGTGCCATCATGCGTTCATCCATGTTATTAGGTCCCTTAGTCGAGAAAAAGCTGGTCAAATGGAACGGTTCACTGTACAGGTGGACCTTTTTTAATGGCAGCGTGATTCAATTCGCCCATTTAAACACCGAGGATGATGTACAAAACTATCAATCTCAGCAATTTGACATCATCTGTTTTGATGAAGCGACCCACTTTAGCCGTTTTCAGTATCGTTACATGCTGTCCCGGAACCGTTCCAACACGAAAGCCATGCCGCGCCCTTTCATTATGATGGGGACCAACCCTGGCGGAATCGGCCATACGTGGTTCAAAGACGAGTTTGTGAGAATCGGAGAACCGGAACAGGTCCATATGGTAGAAGTGGAGCCTGGACGGTACGAGGAACACCTATTCATCCCTGCCAAACTGTCCGATAATGCGGCGCTGGAGGAACGGGACCCGGAATATCGGAAGAACCTGGAGAACCAGCCCGAGCACATCCGGCGGCAGCTCCTGGAGGGTGACTGGGATGCGGTGGACGGCGTGGCCTTTCCGGAATGGCGGCAGGCCATCCATATTATTGACCCGTTTGAGATACCGGAGGAATGGGTGCGGTTCCGGTCTTTGGACTGGGGCTATGCGAAGCCGTATGCCTGCCATTGGTTTGCGGTGGATTATGACGGCCGTCTGTACTGCTACCGCGAACTGTACGGCTGGGGCGGCCAAGCGGACAAAGGCTCGAAAGAGGACCCGTCTGACGTGGCCCAAAAGATATGGGAAGCGGAACACTGGCAGGATGAAAACGGCAAATGGCACGGGGAGCATATCCATGATGCTGTGGCGGACGATGCAATTTTTGGCGGCCGTCAAGATAACAGCAAGGATATAGCGGAGCAATTTGCTGATGCCTTTATCGCGCTTGATAAAAAGCATGGCACCAAAAGCACGTTATGGCGGCGTGTGGGCAAAGGGCCGAAATCCCGGATTAGCGGACGCCTGGAGCTGCACCACCGCCTGAAATGGGAGAAGGACGAACGGGGAGAATGGACCGGAGAACGCCCGATGCTGGTATTTTTCAAGAATGCTAGGCACATTATCCGTACCCTGCCGGAACTTCTGAATGACGAGACAAACTGGGAAGATGTTGACACCGAGATGGAGGACCACGCCTACGATAGTGTCAGATACGGATGTCAATCACGGCCTCTGACCACCAAAGCAAAACGACCGGAACCGTCTTTGATTAAGCGCCATAAGGACCGCTTATCGAAAGAGCGGGTGTTTAAACGCGCCCGGATTATGTAAATTTACACAAAAAGGAGAGATTTGCATGAGTAAATTTGGTTTGTACCCGACAGATATGAAAATTTCCTGTTCGACGTTCCAATGTTACGGACGCGCGGCCTACTACCTGGGGAAAGATGATTCCCCGAACGGCACCACGACGATTATTTGCCAAGAATGCGCCGACAGCCTGATAGGAAACATCGTGCTGGAACATGCGAACCCGATACCGCAAGAATTGCCGTTCGAACCAACGAACGAAGAACTGGCAGAACCGGCAGACATGCTGTTTGACCGCCCTGTATCTGACTGGACGATTGCCGAACTGAAAGAAAAGGCCGCTGAACTGGGATTAGAGGTCAAAAGCAAAATGAACAAAGCGGACCTCGTTCACCTGATTGAGGGAGCGGTATGAATGAAATGATGCTTCTCGCCCAGCTTGCCATTAACGTTGCGGCCATCCTGTACCTGAACCGCATGGTGAGCGAATACCGCGAGGAAATCACAGAAATCCATGAGGCCTACCGCGAGGAACGAAAAGAGCTTCTCGACCGCATCATGGCCAACAACATTACCGAATTCAAGACCGCGCGTCAGGAAACGGACGTGAAACGATCTGGGAGCGGTAATTTTTTGCTTGACCGCATGACCAAACACGCGCCGCACGGCGATGAATAAAAGGGGGTGCTTGAATGGACCCATTGGAACAGCGCGACGAACTCCGGTTCAATGAGGAACTGGCGGATTTTGTCAACAAGGAGTACGAACGCCGCCGCATCGAGCGGAAGCCTTTTGAACTCCAATGGCGGATGAACATGGAATTTTTGAACGGGAACCAATACCTCGACATTGATACCGAATCCATGAGTTTAATAGACGTTCCGCGCATGTATTGGTACCAGGAGCGGGAAGTCTACAATATGATTTCAACCATTGCGGAAACCCGTATTGCCCGCCTGACGCGCCAAAAGCCCATCATGAAGGTGCGCCCTGCCTCAAGCGAGCAAAACGACCTCTCAAGCGCCAAAGTGTCCTCCATGCTGCTCAATTCGACGTGGTATGACGAGGATATGGACCGCAAATATGAAAAGTTCATCGCATGGCTGGAAACGACCGGCACCGCCTTTTTCAAACCCATCTGGAACAAGGACAAAGGGAGAATCCTTCAGGAAGATATTGCCGAGAAGGAACCCCAGGAGCTTGTGAAAGAGGAAGAAAAGAAAGAGGAAGGGCACCAAAAATACAACCTGAACGACCCGTTCCAAAGCGCCGAGAAACGCATTATCCTGCGCGAGGGCGATGTGGAGACGGAAGTGTGCTCCGCGTTTGAGGTCTACCCGGACAATTCGCACGGGGACTTTGACGACTGCAAATCCGTGATTCACGCGCGGGCCTATCATGTCGATGATATCGAGGATTGGTGGGGCGAAAAAGTAGAGGAAGAAAAAGTCGATGTGGTCACGCTGCAAAGCGGCACCAGCGGCATTGGCGGCCTTGGGTATCAGGTCGGAAGTTTTCGCTATACCACCCAATCCTTGAAAAAACACGCGCTATTAAAAGAATATTACGAACTGCCTTCCAAACGTTATCCGTATGGACGGCTTATTGTCGTGGCCGGAAACAAGACTTTGTACGCCGGTGTGCTTCCCTACAACATCGGGGAGGACGCGGACCCTTACTTTCCGTTTGTCCGTGCCGTTTCCATTCCGGTTGTGGGGAGTTTCTGGGGAAAAAGCATCATTGAACGCTGTATTCCCATACAACGGCGTTACAACGCATTAAGGAACCGAAAAGCTGAATATCTGAACCTAGTAACCGTGGGCCAATGGTATGCGCCCGAAGGGGTGGTCGAGGATGAAAGTGTGCTTAACAACGAGCCAGGAAACATCATTCGTTACCGAAACCTGGGCAATGGCATCAAGCCGGAGCCGGTGGTGTTCCCGTCTTTGCCGTCCAGTTTCGAAATGGAATCACAGACCCTTATGCAGGAGTTTACCGCCGTAAGCGGCGTCTCCGAACTCTCCCGGTTCTCAGAAGCGCCGAGCGGCGTGAAGTCGGGCGTGGCCTTGTCGATTGCCTCGGAACAGGATGATTCCCGGATTGGCCTGACCGCGAACCAATTGGAGATCGCAAGCGTCGACCTCGGCAAGAAATGGCTGCGCCTCTACCGCCAGTTTGCGATGGAGCCGCGCATTATCCGGTATGTCGGCAATTCCAATGAGATTGACGTGCTGTATTGGGAAGCGTCAGACCTCAGAAGCGACGACGTGATTGTCGATAATTCAAGCGCATTGGCAGAAACACCGGCACAAAGGCGCCAAATGGTGTTTGACCTTATCAACACCGGCATCTTTAACCGTCCGGAAACCAACCCGTATACGTCAGAGGGCGTCCGCAAAATCCTTGAAATGCTGGAATTCGGAGCCTGGGAAGGCGGCGTGGATGAAGATAGCGAGCTTCAGGAATCCAAAGCGAAGCGCGAAAACCGCCAAATGCTGGATGGCACCCTGCTTCCGGTCAATGAGTATGACGATGATGCGCTCCATATCCGTGAGCACTATCGCTTCATGATGTCTACCGATTACGAGGAAATCATGCTTAGTGAGGAAGGACCGCAGATTGATGAGCTGTTCAAGGCCCATTTAGATGCCCACCATCAGCGTTTGCAGTTTATCCAAATGCAGCAGCAGATGGCCGCACAACAGCAGCAAGAACAGGCGAAAGCCTGATTATGATAAAAAACTTTGACCAGGGATAAGTACCCCGACCAAGTAACCCCAGGGCTATCTTTCATTACAAAAGAGAGTACAGGGTGAAACAGGGCGAACGTTACAGTCACAAAGGAGAAAAACACATGTCTAACTTGCTTTTAAAACTCGATTTGCAATTCTTTTCAGCCGACGGCGGCGGTGAATTCGGCGCGTATGACCCATCCAGCGCCTTTGAAGGAATCGGAGCGGAGCCGGTACAGCCGGAAGGCCAGGGCCAAGTTCCATACACCGAACCCCAACAGCCGGAACTTCTTGATTTTGGCGGGCGAAAGCTTCAAGCCAACGAGGATTTAATGGGTCTGCACAAGGATTTCACCGAACAGCAGCGTTACATCACGTCTCTGCAAGAACAAGTCAACGCGTACAAACAGCTGGCGCAAACGGTCCAGACACCGCCGCAGGTACAGCCGCAAGCCCAGCCGCAGGAAATCAGCTCCAACGTGAATGAATGGAATGAAGAAACCTGGCAGCAGTTTTACGACAAGCCGCAGGAAGTCATCGGCCAGCTCATTCAGCAAAACGTTCAATCCTATATCGAACCGATTATGAAAGAACGCCAATGGAATGATGAAATCCAGCGCATGTACTCGTCGTATCCGGATTTCGACCAATATATCGGCGACATTCAAGGCCTTGTTCAGCAGTTTCCGGATAAGTACGCAAACGGCGGACTGGAAGATGCGTATTACCGAGCGAAAGCAACAAAGGCGGCGGACCCGGCGGCACTTGCCCAGGACCCGCAATTTTTACAGCAATATGTCATGAATAACCCACAGGTCCAGCAACAGGCCGTGGGCCAGTATTTTCAGCAAAAACAACAGGTGAACCAGCAAATCCCAGCGGCAATGGGCCGAGGGATGGGCGGTTCCACCCCTCTGACGCCGGATGCTTCCCCCACTACGTTGAGAGAGGCGTCTAGGCAGTTTCTCAAACAATTAGGAATCAGATAAGGAGTGAAGTAAACGATGGCATGGTTAAATATGACCGCTGCATCCGAAGCCTTAAAGATCAACTATCTTCCGGCATTGCGATACCAGCTAAACACAGCGAACCCGATTCTATCGGTAATTGAAAGAAACTCTGAAAGTGTAGTAGGTTCAGAGGTTAGGATGGCCCTTAGATACGGCCGTCAAGGCGGCGTGGGCAACCGCGCAGAGGACGGAATTTTGCCTCAGCCTAACAGCCGTAAAACAAAGCAGGCAAAGTTCGAAACAAAGAACTTGTTTGCTAGAATCCAAATCTCAGACAAAACGATGAAAGCCTCCCGTTCCCGTGACGGCGCGTTCGTTAGTTTGCTAGAGGCGGAATTAGAGGACGCACAAGCAGACGCCAAGGATATGATGGCCCGCCAGGTATTCGGCGATGGCACAGGAAAATTGGCAACGTTCTCCGCTGCCACGACTCAGAACACTCTGACCGTATCCAGCACGCAATACTTTGTCGAGGGCATGTTCATTGACATCATGGACAACGCCAACTCCGTGAAAGTATCCCAGCGCGAAATCACAGCGGTGGACGATGTGGCCGGAACGATCACGATTTCCGGTGCAGCGGTGACGACTGTTTCGACTGACTATGCGGTTCTTTATGGCAACTACAACCAAGAGCTGACTGGATTTGGGGCGGTGTTCCAAAATGACAACACCATTTACGGCATCAACCGTGCGCAAAACAAGTGGTTCAACCCAACATTAAAATCAAGCGTGGGCGCGATTTCTGAAGTCGGCATCCAGCAATTGATTGATGATGTGGACCGCAAAGCGGGGGCGAAAACAAACTTCCTGCTTTCTTCTTACGGCGTTCGCCGCGCGTACCAAGACTTGCTTTTGGCTACGAAGCGTACAACAGACGTCATGAAATTAAAAGGCGGCTATGAAACCCTAACGTTCAACGGAATGCCGTTTGCGGTTGACAAGTATGCTCCGGCAGGGACTTTATACGGCCTTGACCTTTCCACTTGGAACCTGTACCACATCGAGGACTGGAACTGGTTAGAAGAGGACGGCGCGGTTCTTAATCGTGTGGCAGACCGTCCGGTTTGGGAAGCTTCGATGGTTTAAGTATTAGACCCTATATGAAGCGATTCGTATAGCAAACCCCTCTAATTGCTGGGAACCCCTAACGTATAAGACGAGGGCAATCAGCAGCGAAGCCTGTGAAAACAGGAACGTTCAACGACTAGGATTTATTCCGTAGGGCGCAAGGGCGCTCGAAATGGGGGGCATCTCTAGTAGATGATGATATAGTCTGACCTCTATGGAAACATAGAGAGATTGTACGGAACCGGTGCAATCGTAACATTAGTGCGATACTGCGACCTGGGATGTTCAAAACCAAAAGGCAACTTCATGGCTACAGGCATTACAGAAAGATAATAACAACTAACGAAAAGGGGGGAGTGCCAATAGCGGTACCCCCCCTTTTTTTGTAAAGGAGTGGAAAAAATGGCAGCTTATGATGCACAAGACGATATGCTGAAAGTCAAATCGACCCAAAAAAAATTCCGTGACAGCTTTGCCGGTTCCTCATTGGACACGGAAAAATGGGATGTGGTGGCGGTAACAGGCGCCCAAATGAGTGTGACTGTTTCAGGCGGAAACTTGACCTTTGGGTCTGGAACGACGGCCAATGCGGAAACACAAATCATTTCAAAAGAACGCTTTACCGTACCGTTTCGCATTTCGTATGGTCTGACGTTATCCCAGCGTATTGCCAATGCTACATTCATTGTAGAAGCCGTTTCGATTGACCCGAACACCGGGAAGGTGGACAACAAAAACATTGTCGGGATGGTCCATGACGGAACCACAGCAACAAGCATCAAGTACCGCGTGGCAAATGGCGGAACGGCGCCGGTGGATACGTCCAATACATTCCCGACCACCGCTGCTGGCGGCGTGTATGAAATCGAGCCGTTTGCCGATGAAGCTTGGTTTCACGGCGGCACAATAGATTCCAACGTGGCCCGAGCGAACAGCTATCGCCGTCATTCCAACATTCCGGACCCGAACCAATATTACAAAATCCGGATTCGCTGGCTGAACGGCGGAACAGCGCCAGCTTCCAACACCAATGCCGTCATGGCGTTTATCGCCTGCCAGGACTATGCTGAACTGACGGCTGAAATCACGGCCGGTCGCGGACAGTCAACTGCGGGTCAGGCCATCGGTGTTCAAGTGGTGGGCGGAAACTTGACTTCCCCGCAAGCTATAGGCGGGCAATATGCACATGACACAGCAACCGCAAACAATCCTGTCACCATCGGAGCTAGGGCCATTAACGTGGCGCCGACAGCGGTCAGTACGACTGGCGACGTGACGAACCTATACGCAACAATGGTCGGAGCGCTCATTTCCAAGCCTTATGCCATTCCGGAAGCCGATTGGCAATATGCCTGCGCGGCACCGGTTACGGTCACGACCGACCAGGCGGTGAAAGCGGCAGGAGCGGCAGGCGTCCGAAATTACATGACAAATATCCAATATATGAATACCAACGCAACGGCGACAGAAGTTGTCGTGAAAGACGGCTCTACTGTCATTTGGAGAGGGTATGCCCCTGCCAGCATGACCACGCTGATCGACGTGCAATTCCCGACACCTTTAAAGGGGACAGCGGCGACCGCGATGAACTTTGCCTGCATTACAACCGGAGCGAACGTGTATATCAACGCACAAGGCTATATTGCGCCATAGGAGGCTGACATATGGATATTATCGCCATTCAATGTCTGGAGATTAACGACTATTCGGCAGATGGGTATTATCTGGTAGTGTTTGCCGTTTCTTCCAATGACCCGGAAATGTACACAAGCGCCACCTTCAATTTGACGATGGCTGATGCAAGCGGGCTGGAAGTGGGAAAATTTTATGACCTGAAACTGAATGAAATCATTTAAAAAGAGGTGAAAACATGCCAAGCTGGACACCGAATTTGGGCCTGGAAACCTCCGAATACGGAGTGGACCGGGTAAACAGAAACTTTGAAATCATTGACGAAGCCCTGGCTGGTATTGGCGGCGGCGGGGTGGAAACCGGAACTGCTTTTCCGACCGACAACCTGACATCCGGCCGTTTGTTTTACCGGACCGATGAAGAAAAACTTTATGCCTACAACGGCACCGCCCAGGCGTGGGTAGAGAAATAGAAAGGGGTGACACCTTATGGCTTTCCCAATTAACCCGGCGGATGGGACGAAATTCACGTTCGGGGAATGGCAATATCAATTTGACGCGCTGAACAAGGCGTGGAAAAAATATACACCGGCGATTGCGGGGGTTCCCTTAGAAACGGAATTGGGGATGAATCAGCCGCAGATACAAGGATTTGATACCGTGGTAGCTGATAGAGGGGTACTGTTATGGACCGACACCCCGTCTTATAACTCGTGGATCGGCTATGACTTTAAAGTAACAACCGACAAAATGCTGGTTGCTATTAGGTTCTTTGCCTTATCTAGCACATCAAAACTCGGCATTTGGGATGTGGCGACAAAAACTAAAATAGCGGATTGGGCTGCAACCGGCACAGGCGACTGGGTGGATTTCACCTTGCCGACACCCGTTACATTAAAAGCTGATGTAGCCTATTTTCTCGGAACTTATACCAATTCCTCGCCGGGACATCCTTACTATTTGGGTGTAGGGTCCGGTTACACCAAAAATGGTATTGTTTTTATCGACGGACGCACCGCGCTTGCGAACGGGGACGTATGGCCGATCAACAATGGCGGCGGCAGCATGTATTCCAGGCTGCATCCGGTTGTAACAGACCTATCGTTATCCGCAAAAGTGACAGATTTATCGTCAACAGCCGGAACCAAAACCCGTTCCATCGCCTTTCACCTTCACGGCGACCAGGCGGCAGAAACGGGGGCGGTCAGCTTTATTGCACCGCAGGCCCTGACCATTACGGACATCCGTGTTTCTGTCGACACAGCACCGGCAGGAGCGGCCTTGACCATTGACGTGAACAAAAACGGCACGACGATGTACACGACCCAGGCCAACCGCCCTTCGATTGCAGCGGGGGCGACAAGCGCAACGGCGACCTTGCCGGATGTGAAAACCATGGCTTTGGGTGACAAAATCAGCATCGACATTGACCAAGTGGGGTCGACCACGGCAGGGAAGAACCTGAACGTGACGCTGATCTGTACGGAGTAGGAGGGGGGAAAATGGCTACCTTAACCGAAACATTTGACGGAGGGCAACCGACCCTCCCGTTTAGCGGAACGTGGATTACGACAACCACCTCTCCGTACAGTGGAACACATTGTTATACCAATAACGACATTGGTGCCAACGAAACCGCTACGACTACGCTAAAAATCAAATTTATTACTGACGGTTCCATTTCCTTTTGGGTCCGTACCAGTACGGAATATACCTATGACAAGCTCCGGTTTTACATTGACGGTGTCCAGCAAGGAAGTTATAGCGGACCTAACGGCTGGCAACAGGTGTCCTTCAATGTGACCGCAGGATACCATATCCTTCAATGGAAATATTCAAAGGACGGTTCCGGTGATTCAGGTGAGGATGCGGTCTTTATCGACGAAATAGTTATTGTCGGCGACGTGATAATGTATAAAGACATAACACCTGTCATGACGGGCAGTTCAACGCCATCACCATATGTTGTATCGGCATCAGGTTTCACCGCGCCGAATGACCCGTGGAAAGCGTTCGACGGAAGTTTATTGACCCGATGGCAAGCAAACGATAATACCGGAAATATCACACTTGATTTTGGCACATCCAAAACGATAAAAAATTACAGCGTCACTCCTTTTGACGCCGCAAATGGCGGAAGGCCAACCGCCTTGAATCTGGAAGGCTCCAATGACAACAGCACATGGACGACATTGGATAATAAAAGCGGACTGACTATGACGGACGGTGCCAATGACTACCTCATTGACAACGCAACCGCCTACCGCTATTACCGCCTGACGGCATCGAAATTAGAAAATAGTCTTTATGTGGAAATGAAAGAAATTAATTATTACGAAAATTACGAAACAGAAACAGCACCCGTAGAAACAAGCAATCCAAAACGATACGCATACGCACTATTCATCTAAAGCCTTCTGGCTTTTTTTATTTGAAGGAGGAATGAACATGGAGGAAAACATCAAAGTCACCGGCCATATTTGGGTCCATAAAAACGGGGAATTGGTGGCAGAACGCCCGAACATCGTCACAACCGCCGGGAAAAACTCCCTCGCCACTCTTTTAAACAGCGCAAGCGCCGGAACGAGCGTTGTCACCCATATGGGATTTGGCACATCGAGCACAGCGGTGGCCGCAGGGGATACCGTACTTGGCACTGAGCTTGTCGGAAACGGCTATGCCCGTGTGGCGGTTACGCGTTCGAACCCAAGCGGCAACGTGGTCCAGTATGTCGCCACGCTGACCGGCATTACAGCCTCCGTCACCGTCCAGGAAGCTGGATTGTTTAACGCGGCTACATCCGGAACTTTATTCGCCCACCAATTGACAGGGGCGGTTGCCTTGAACAATTCGGCGGATTCTTTGCAGATCACTTGGCAAATCACCTTCTCGTAAGGTTGTGATGTAAATGAATGTCGTACAAACCCTTACGAATAACGGAACGTCCTCAACCGTTTCCGTCACGATAACCCCGGGCGCCAACAGTTCCCTCGTGGTCTTTGTCGGGGTCCGGGCCGGAAGCTCCAGCAATACGACGAGCCTTTCGGATAACCTGGGCACGGTCTACACGAAGCATCAGGAATTGCGAAATTCCCTGAATGCCACCTTGGCGGCCTATTCCGGCAAACCAAACGGGACTGTTACCTTGACCGCCACCTACGGGTTGTCGGGCAAGGAAATGCAGCTGATTGTCGTGGAAGTGTCGGGCCTCGGGGCGTTTGATGCGGTCGGCGGCGATACCAGCTCCAGTACCACTCCGTCCATCACGACGACCAAAGGCGGCATCGTGCTGGGAACCTTTTTTGTGGCGGATGCGAACAACGCCCATACCTTCACGGCAGGGACGGGGTACACCGTGGCGGCGACCCGTTATGATGCCGCTATGTATTCCCTGGCGGAATACCAAATGACAGGGGCGGCAGGCACCTACAATGCGACGGCCACTATGGGCGGTTCCACCGGCCTGACGTACCCTGTCAACTGCATCATCGGGTTTCAGACCGGTTCTACCGCCTATACGGTATCGCTGTCTGACAGCATTGCTTCCGGCGATTCCCTGACCAAACAGGCGTCAAGGCGGCTGAATGACACCACAACGCTGACGGATACGGTTGTAAAGGCGTTTTCTGACCGGCTTTCCGACAGCATGAGTTTGACGGATACGGAATCCGAGCGGGCCTCCAAGGCGTTCTCGGACGCCATTTCGGTGCTTGACAGCATCAGCCAGATGAGCGGGACCCAGAAAACGGCGTCTCTCTCTGACGGAATCACCATCAGCGACACCCTGACCAAGCGTCTTACCTGGGGCAGGCAGCTGTTTGATTCCGTCGCCGTGACCGATTCGCTCTTTAAGAAAAAAAGCAAGACCCTGAATGATTCCGTCACCGCCTCTGATACCGCCATTTCCAAACAGGTGAAGGCGCTCAAGCAAGACATCATCAGCTTCACGGAAAACAAAATCGCCCGAATTAACCGGGTGATCGGCGATGTCCTGTTCACGACGGATTCGGCCAGAATCATGATTGACCCGCTCGTCGGGACGATTCCGCTTGACGGGGAGTTCTCCTTGTATGTGTATCTGCTCGGAGAAGGAGATTCCCTCATTCAGATTGACTGTTTTACGGAAGGAGGTCCCAACTTGACCGCCACACACCAAAACTTTTCAATGTATCAAGGGGAAAGCAAAAACCTTTTGATTACCATTTACGGGGAAAATCTTTCCCTGACGGGTTCTGTTATTACGTGGTCTTTAAAAGACAAAGTGACCAAAACAACGGATAACGGCATCACGATCTTGAACGAGACACAGTTCCAGGTATCCATTACGCCGGAGGACACGCGGAACCTTTCGCCCGCTACCTACCCGCACCAAGCCTATATGGTGGACACCCGGGACAACGAAACGGTCCTCTTTGTCGGGGACATTGAAGTATTAAAAAGATAGAAAAGGTGACAAACATGAACATGCGTTTTGAACAGTCGGTTCGGGAACGGATAGAAAAACGCCCGTATCTCCTGCCGATTTTTTCCCATATCCATGATATCCCAAGACGCGTCCGTGATTACGATGCGTCTTTTTTCGTGGTCTTTAACAAGAACAGCCAGAAATACGAAGTTCACTCCCTGGACTATCCGGGAGACGATACCCACAGCCTGACGGTCCCGTTTGAGGAACTGGACGCCCGTACATTGGAGCATATTTGGACCAATGACATCCGCGTCCACGGGAACGAGATTTTCAAACGCCTAGAATTATCCGAAGAAAAAGCAAGAATCCGGCGGGAGCGCGAGGAAAAAAACTTCCGCCGCGATTTTGCGATAGAACACCAATCCGCCTTCGCGAAAGACGCGTGGGCATAGGAGGGATACGATGTTTAACCAAAACTTTTACCAGCGCTTTCAGCAGCAGTTTCCGGATTTTCAGTCGCGGATGCCCAATTGGCAGGGGCAGATCGAACAGATAAAGGCCCAGTATCCGGAGTACCAGCAGCACATGCACGACGCCCAAGCAAGATTGGGGGATGTCCGCGCCAATGTAGACCAGCGGATGGGGGATGTGCGTGCCAAATTGGATACGCAAATGCAGAACATGAAAGCCCGCCAGTCGGAAAACATGCAGAATCTTCAGAACACCCTCCGCCAGTACCAGCCGAACCCAAGCACAGGGGCCGCCGGAAGCGCAGGCGGAACGGGAGGAAGCACCGGAATGGCCAATCAGTTCCAATTCAACGGCCAGGATGCCTTGCAATTCGCGCAGGACGCCTTATCCAAATGGCAGGCTGCCAGCCAGGACGGCGGCCCGCACAGCGCTTTTATTCAGTCAGCCTTAAAAGAAGGGTTTGACCCGGATACGGTAATGGGGTTCATCCGCAGCAAAATAAATTTGGGGTGATAGCATGAACGTCCAGGAAATTTTACAGGATGCGGATTTGCTGGTGAAAAATTCGTATCCGACCGCACTCAAAATCGGCTGGATGAATCAGGCGCAAAAGCAGATTTACAAGGAGCTGCCGGGGGTTTTTTCTTCGCCCCCGCCTGATTTGAAAGCCGATCAGTTAACATTCGTTCCACGGCTTCCGGCCGAATACCATGAACTGCTTTCGCTCGGTGCCGCGAAACGGATAGCGGAGCGGGTGCAGGACTTTAAGCTGGCGGAACAGCTGGAGGTCCGATACCAGAACCTTCTGCTGGATGCAAAGAAATACACCGCGCCCAAGCTGAAAAGCATCGTAAGAAGCCGGGCGTGGAACTAAGGAGGGGAACCTATGAATATACAGCTTATTATTGACGAGGCCGACACAAGGATTCCAAATGCGTTTTCCACGGCCCAAAAGGTGGATTGGCTGAACGAGGTCAATTTTGAATTCTTTGACATCGTCAAAATCCCAAAAGCGTATTCCTCAACAGCCAACGGCTCGACCAGCACGTTTACCCTGCCGACGGACGCACGGGAGAAAAACATCAGGAAAGTCGTGGTAGGCTCCAACTATTACCGTTCGATGGCCTATGAGGACATCACGGCGGCCTTCAATTACTTTACACTGGACGACGCGACCCAAATCATGACCACGACACCAGCGCCGCCGTCGGGGCCTATTGTGGTGGTGTATGACCGTGTCAGCGGGACTTCCTTCACATCGGGCAACTTGACCGTAAGCCCGGATGCGCCGACAGAGTATCACTGGATTTATGTGCTCGGGCTTTGCACAAGGATTGCCAAGGCCATGAACGATGTGGTGCTCGCGAACAACTACGACGCGGATTACAAAAATAATCTGTCCGTTGCCCAGCAGAACTATGTGAGGGCGTAAGCCATGCGAAAGATCGAACTGAAAGCCACCCAGTGGAGAGGGTCGGAAAAACCAAAAGAAACCCGCCTTATCCAAATCCAAAGAGGCGAATGGCAGGGGGAACCGAAACAGACGGGGCTGAAAACGGCAGGCCCCGTCAAGATGGAACAGACCCAGTGGACGGAACTCTCCGGCATCCAGGAACCGAATGTGCTGCGCCAGTTTGACGGGATGAACCTCATGGACCCGTTTGCCATCAAGGACAACTTTGCGACCCGAGTCAAGAACTTTTCAACGAAATCGTATCCGGCCTTGAAGGTTCGGGGCGGAAGCACCTTTGTGAACTCCTTTACGGACCAGACGCGAGGGATTGTGGAGTATAACGGGAATCTCGTCGTCGCCACCCAAAACAACCTATGGGTTGATTCCGGCGGATTCACAGCCAAAAACCCAGGCTGGACGGCCAATGACATGAGCTTTGCGGTGTTCAAGGGGAGTTTCTCCCAGGCGATGCTCCTTATGACAGACGGCGCCATGAACCCGAAGAAGTTTGACGGCACCACGATTTCGGATTTGGCCGGAGCGCAGGCAGGCGGGAATTATGTCTGTGTCCACGCAAACCGCGTCTACATCGCCAAAAACGACATGCTGTATTTCTCGGCGCTGCGAAAAGCGGAGGACTGGACCACGGTCAACGATTCCGGTTCGATCACCGTTGAATCGGTCGAGGGCGGGAACATCACGGGCATGGTGCCGAACAACCAGCGCCTGACGATTTTTAAGCACAACAGCGTCCATGAGCTGTACGGCACGAACCCGTCGAACTTCACCTTAAAAAGCGTCACGGAAACCATCGGCTGCCCGAATGCGAAAACCATCCAAGTCATTGACGGCTACGTCTATTTCCTGTCGCCGGATGGACTGTTCCGCTATGCGGGAGGCACCTTGCCGGAGAGCGAATTCTCCTTACAGGTCCGCCCGTTTTTGGATGCGCTCAGTTTTACGTCGGCACAGATGGCGACCTCCTGGACGGACGGGAAACGCTATTACATTTCCTTTCCGTATCAGACCACAAACAAAATTTTAGAATACGACACGGAGCTGAATACCTGGAACGCGTGGGACATGAGCTACAACATCATGACCGCCGGAAGCAAGCAGGATGATTTCGTCAAGAAAAAAGTGTATGTGTCGGCCTTTAACAGTGTCACGGCCAAATACGACCTGACCCTGCTCGACGAAACGGGACAGGACTATACCGGCGGCACGACCAAAACCATCGCGTATGAGTGGGTGTCAAAACCGTTCACATTCGCGTCGATGGCGGCGAAAAACCGCTGGCTGACCGTTTGGCTCACCGCCTCGGTCCCGTCAGGTTCCGCCCTTAGAGTTCATGTGTCAGGGGATGAAACCGGCGAAACATGGACACAGGTGGGAAGCTTTACCTCCAGTTCTTCCCTGCAATCGCTCAAATTCCCGATTCCAAATGACGTGATCGCGAACCGGAACTGGGTGCGGGTGAGGGTAGAGGGGACCGGACCTGTCACCATCCATGAGATTACCAGACAGGAACGGACATTGAACATGTAGGAGGGATACCATGCCGATTGTCAACTTGCCTTCGGTATCGAGGGTAAAGACACTGAAAGAACTGATCGACCAGGTGGAGAACATGCGCAAGGAGCTGGAATTTGTCCTGTCCACCCTGGATATAGACAATTTAAACAGCAAATATGTATCCGTGGTGGAATCCGGGGCGAATGCCAACGGCTATTACCGGAAATTCTCGGACGGAACGATGGAATGCTGGCAGTCCGGTTCGGACGTGGTGAGTAATTTAGCCTGGTCCACGGCTGACGTAGGGGGAGGCACCTATTACTATGTTTACGCAAACTGGTCCTTCCCGGCCCCGTTCAAGGACGGGGAAATGGTGAACCTTTTCGCATCAGGCGATATCGGGGGCGCGGCACCGGAGACACACACCGCCTTTCATGTCAGCAACACCTATTGCCAGTATGAACACGGCATTTTTGGGCTGGATGTGCGGACATCCGGCAACAGTCTGACCTATTCCCTGCTGGCCCGTGGCAAATGGCAATAAAAGATGATGAAAAGATGCAGATTATGGGGATTGAAAATCCCTTATACTAGTAGTATCAGAAAGTAACGGCAAAAGGTCCTTTGAAAAAGGGGCCTTTTTTTATTGCAAAAGGAGCGTGAAAACATGGTTCGAATTTCAGAAGGGGGTTCAGGCGGAGGCTCTACCCCGTATGATGCCAAATGGAAGAACCCCGGCACCCGTGCAACAGCCCTAGCGCCGAAAGCCATCCCGACAAGGGTTCCGGCGGCCACTCCGGCCCCAGCTGCCAAAAAGACAACGGCATCAGCGCCGAAATCTTCCGGGGGTTCCTCGTACAAAAGCTCAGGCGGCGGAGGGGGTTCTGCACCGGCGGCGGCCCCTGCTTATACGCCTCCTGTATACGACCCGATGAAGGACCCGGCCTATCTCGCGTCTGTTGCCAAGCTGAATGACTTATGGAATCAGGCAGGCGGCTACAAAACGCAGATTGACGACATGATGAAAGCAGGGTTTACCTATGACCCGAATAGTGATGCGTCGTATAAATCCTTGTCGGAACTCGCAAGCAAACAGGCAAAAGTCGCCGGAAAAGAAGCGATGGAAACCTTGAATGACCGGGGGATCTTAAACTCGACTATCACCGGGGACCGGGTGGCGCAGATCGAGCAGACGGCCCAGGACGCTGTGACAGCGCAGGTTCCGACTTTGCAGAATGCGGCATATGGCCGGTATATGGATAAACTCAATACCTTATCGAACATGTGGAATTCGATGGTCAACCAGGCGCAGGCGGAGCGGGCCTTTTCCGAGGACAAGAGGCGCTGGGAGCTTGGATATGACATGGATAAGACGAAGTTTAATACAGGCGTCAGCCAGTGGAATCAGGAGTTTGCGTATAAACAGGCGCAGGATTCGATCACGAATGCGATTGACCGGCAGCGCCTGACCATCCAACAGGTGGCGGCATTCCAGGATGCGGCGGGCTATAAGGATAAAGCGCAGACAGAAAAGGTATTGGGCGAACTGCTGCAATTCACCGACCCGGCGAAGGCGTATGAGTATTTGGCGAAAAACTCCAATACCTACGCCCAAAACGGCGTCAGCATGAGCGACCTAGTGGCCTCATTAAAGGCCCGTTTTCCTGGCTACGACTTTGACGGGACCGGCGGCGGAACCGTCTTGAAATAGGAGGGAGAACATGGTGGATTATCTTTCTTCCCTATCGAAACTGAATGACATGTGGAAACGGCTGCAAGACGCTCCCGCCATCGAACAGGACAGCACCCTGCTCATGGACGGGATAACCAACACCGCAGAAGCGGCGGCGGACCGCAGAAGGGCAGAATGGGCGTCTCAGGCGCCTATTGCTGTTCCGGAGGCCGTAAGTGCCGGACCATCGAAACCATACAGCGGAGGCGGTACGCAGGGCTTTAATCAAGACCTGGCAGCCGCCTTTTCCCGTTCCGGCTTTCCGGCTGAATGGGCAGGCGCTTTGACGGAACTCGTTAGACGGGAATCGAGCTTCAATCCGAATGCGAAAAACCCGAAATCGACGGCGCACGGCTACGCGCAGTTCTTGAACTCGACCCGCGCCAATTACGAAAAGAAAACCGGGCTTTCGTATGACGACCCGGTGAACCAATTAATCATGATGATGCAATACGTCCAGGACCGATACGGGACGCCGGATGCGGCCTTGTCGTTCTGGGATAAAAATAAATGGTATTAGGGGTGTGGATATGAACCTATCAGACTTCACTTCCCAGCTAGGAAACTTGTGGGATAAAGGGCTGAACAAGGTGGGAGAGGCGGCGAAACGCTTCCAGCCCACTGTTCAGCAAAAAAGCCTGGAGCTGTTAGGCACCCTAAAAGACACCACCCAAAAACGGGAAGAACAAAGAAGATCAGAGTGGGCGGCAGGACCGTCCGCTCCTTCTGTTTCTGCCGGATTCGGGATGCCGACCAACAATGTGGGCATGGCGGCGGCCAATTTAGGGAGCCAGTATATCGGAAAAAGCAAATACGTGTGGGGCGGCGGACGGTCCGCAGAGGATATCGCAAACGGCCGTTTTGACTGTTCCGGGTTCGTGAACTATGCGTTCGGCCAAATGGGGATTAACCTCGGCGGCGGCAACACGGACACCATCGCCAAGCAAGGCACCAGGGTGGACCCAGGCAACATGCAGCCGGGCGATATTGTGTTTTTTGACACGTACAAAAAAAACGGGCATGTGGGGATTTACATGGGCGGAGGAAAATTCATCGGCGCACAAAGCGGCGGGGTGGGGGTAGCTGACATGTCAGACGGCTATTTCGCCAAAAAGTTTGCTGGATATGTAGTCCGTGTCTAAGGAGTGGAGTAAATGGCGTACAACAGTAAAAACGACGAAGAATTACAGAGGTATATAGAATACCTGAAAGAACGCATGAACCGGCCGGATTACCAGCCAAAGAACTTATATCAGCCACCGGCGAAACCGAAATCGGTTACGGTGAAGCAGGATACATCGAAAAAACATACGCTTTTAGACACCCTGAAAGACAGCTACAAGCGGGCGCAAGGGGATAACGGAAAATGGGATTTAGGCGATGTGGGCCGGATGGTCAACTCCGATTATAACCCGTTTATGTCACCGACGCTAAGAATGCTTCAAGGGGCGATCAATCCCAACGATGCCAAACAATCCACCGGCTCGAACGGATTCTTAAAACAGTCCGGAGCAAGCCTTGTGGCCGGAACCGGGGATTTGGTCAAAGGACTAGGCGGAACGGCGCAATGGCTTTCAGACAAAGGAATTGGCAATCAATTTACCGCAGATTTAGGGGAGAAACTCTCCGATTTCGCCCAGGATAAGATGATCGACCCGTATGAAATGCCGACCTATGAAGGGGAATTCGGCTGGAAAACATTCGCGGACCCACGATTCTATTCCTCCAGTGTCGCACGGAGCATTCCGTTTGCCGCAAGCATGTTCATTCCAGGTATGGCCGGAGCGAAAGCGGGTGCCGCCATCGGGGGAGCTGCCGCAAACGGCATGAAACTCGGAGCCATCGGCAAGAACGTCCTGCGTTTAGTGGGCGGAGGTTTAGGCGCACACGCAGCGACCGGTCCGATGGAAGCGGCCTTTGAAGCCCAGGATGTGTACCATCAGGCATTAGAGGCAGGACACGACGAAAAAACCGCTGACCAAATGGCGACCCAAGCGTTTTGGGATAACGAAAAAGTCTTAGCCGCGTCTCAAACACCGGAATTCATGATGATGTTCGGACCGTTATTGCGAAATAGTCCAGCCGGAAGTGTCGCCTCCAGCTTACTCAGCCGGATTGGCAAAGCAACAGGTGCCATCGCCGGTTCTGCCGCATTAGAGGGCGGGCAGGAATACGTCCAGCAAGGGATACAGGATAAAGCGCTTGGCAAGACGGACAGCATGTTTAAGCCTGCCGATATGAATTCAGCATTAGAAGCAGGAGCCGTCGGTGCGTTACTCGGCGGAGTGATGGCGGGGGCGGGCCGTTTTACGGAAGGGCGTCACCCAAACAATCCGACCAATCCAAACAATCAGCAACCAAATAATCAGCAACAACCAAATACTCAGCAGGCGCCAAATCAACAACCGAACCAACAGCAGGCATCAAATAATCAACAGCAACCGAATACTCAGCAACAGCCAACCCAGCAGAACCAACAACAAGCGCCGAACCAGCAACAACCGACCCAAAAGGCACCGAATCAGCAACAGCCGACCTGGCAGCAACAATGGCAGCAAGCCCAGCAGGCCCTTGGCGGAGCGGACCCGCAAACGGTCCTTCGAAATAATATCCGCCAGCGTTTGTCCGCCGACTTGCAGGATGCCGTGGACTTCACGCGCGATCAGCTGGAAGCAGATAACCGTTACACGCCGGAAGAAATCGAGGATAAACTCGACGAATTTATCTTGCAACAGCCGGAAGGCCAAACACTGTTGGCGGAAGAATTTGCCCGCCTGAATGAACGGGTGAACCAAACCCAGGCGCCAACCAGCCCAACCCAGGCAGAAGCGGCAGTCCAGCAGGCTCAGCAAGCGAATGCAGACCTGAATGCCCAGCTTCAACAGAACTTACAGCAGTTACAGCAAGCCGCGCAGGCCCAGCAAACCCAGGTGAATCAAGTGGTGGGGCAAGCGGACCAAATGCAACAGCAAGTGATGGGGCAACAACCACAAAAGACCGGCCAATTATCCGAGGACGCCGAAGGTATCGCCAATCTATTCAATGCGATGGGGTCTGGATTCAAGGAAGCGGCAGACAAGCAACGAAATGAATTGCTGAAAAAAGACGGCTATTTGGAATATAAAAATCCCGCCGCGATTGATTTGTTCCGCCAGCAAAACCAAGGGTGGAGAGAAGAACCGCAGGCAGACGGCACGATTCGTTTTTATCCGCCGAAAGAAGCGGAACAAGCTGCCGATTTCCAAAAAGGCGATACGATCACCAACGCATCCACCGGAGCTGTAGGGACTTATGACGGGGAAGCGAACCCGAAGAACGACAAACTATTTAAAGTCACCTTGCCGGACGGGAAAGTGCAGTTTTGGTCTAAGGGCAATATGCGCAAAGGCGATGTGTCCAGCAAGTTAGTGGAACCAAAAGACTTTGGGGATGTAGAACCGGATACAAGCGACTTAACCGAGGAAGAACAAGCGGCATTCCAAGCGGAACAAGAAAAACAAAAAACAGACCGCGAAGGGGAGACATTCCCGCTCGGTTCCAAGGTTAATGTCAAAAATTTAAGCGGCGAGTTCGAAGTCATGAAAAACCACGACGATGCGACCTTGACCGTAAAAGGGCCAAAAGGTAATGAGTTTACTGTCGGCCGTGCCGGGGCGACACCGGTACAGAAAGAAGCACCGAAACAGGAAGCGCCGAAAACAAAAGACGAAATGGAACGCAACCATCCAAATAAAGCGAAATTGTATGTTGGGGATAAAGTCGTCTTGAAGTTTACGAAGAAAAACGAGCCGCTTATCGTGGTATCAAAAGAAGATACGGGCTTTATGTCGCGATATGCAGACGAACCGCAAGGAAAACCGTTTTTTGCCTA